CCGCACCTACATTTCATGAACTGCTACAAGCAAAAATGGATGATGCGTTAGATCAAGAAAAGATTGCAGTTGCGGCACAGATGTTTAATGGTGAAGAAGAAGAGCTAGATGATGAAGATCCTTCTGAAGAAGATATCGATGCGGCTATTGATGAGTTAGACGATGAAGATGACGATGATGATGAAGAAGTTGAATCAGAAGAAGAAGAATAAATATTTTATATCAAAAATCTTTTTAGTATAAATAAAGGTAATTAATATGACAAAAACGTTTAGAAATATAAGGGAACTTGCTGGTAGGAAACCTTCTGGCGAAATGGTCTTTAATAAAAAGATCAGCGGTCTTCCCGTAATGATTCATAAAGAGAAGAATGTTTTTGTTGTGTATATAGATGGTGACAGACTCGATGACTATAAGTCTCAGAGAGAAGCTGAGAAAATGGCTAAAGAATTTGTCAAACAATATAAAGGTTAATTAGATGAAGCTGATAACAGAATACACTGAAACAGATGTACAGTGCATTATAGAGAAAAAAGCAGACGGCACAAAATCACACGTGATTGAAGGCGTCTTTATGCAAGCTGAATCTAAGAATAGAAACGGACGCATATATCCAAAGCCTATTATGGAAAAGGCAGTTGGCAAATATGTGGACGAACAGGTTTCCAAGAATAGAGCGGTTGGTGAGTTAAATCACCCTGAAGGACCGACTGTTAACTTGGATAAAGTATCCCACAAAATCACAGAACTTTCTTGGAAAGGGAATGATGTTGTGGGTAAGGCACAAATACTGGATACTCCAATGGGTAATATCGTAAAAGGTTTACTTGAGGGCGGCGTTCAACTAGGTGTGTCAACTCGTGGTATGGGTAGCCTTGAGCAACGTAACGGAACTATGTACGTCAAAGATGATTTTATGCTTAATACGGTTGATATCGTACAAGATCCATCTGCACCAAATGCTTTTGTTAATGGGATAATGGAAGGTGTAGAGTGGGTTTGGAATAATGGCATCATTGAAGCTCAAGAAATTGAAAGAATAGAGACTGAAATAAAAAATGCTCCACGTGCGGATCTTTATGAGACGCAAGTTCGTGAGTACAAGAATTTCCTCTCGTTATTGAAACAAACATGATTAAGGAGTCTAACATGGCTGATCAAATCGAAGAACAGGATGTAGAACTTCTAGACGAGTCGGAAACCGATCTTGTAGAGAAAGAAGCTCACGATCCTAAGAATGCTGAAGCCCAATCAATCGCATCTGTAGATGCGGCTGAGAAGAAAGCCCCAATCGCTAAGAAGCGTAAGGGTGATAAGGGAACAAGCGAACCAATGCAAAAAGGCGATGCTGGCGCAATGAAAGCCGAGTCTGTCGATATCGATGGAGATTTTAGTGAAGACTTGAATGCTCTTGTTGAATCTGAAGCTACACTCAGCGATGAGTTTAAAGCTAAAACAGCAGTCATCTTTGAAGCGGCGGTTAAATCCAAAATCTCAACAGAGATCAATCGTTTAGAAACAGAATATGCCGATCAGTTGGCAGAAGAAGTTGCTACAACTAAAAACGATCTCGTAGAGAAAGTGGACAGCTACCTAAACTATGTGGTTGAACAGTGGATGGACGATAACAAACTAGCAATACAATCTGGACTACGTTCAGAAATTGCTGAAGGCTTTATGGATAAGTTGAAAGACTTGTTTGTAGAATCTTATGTTGAAGTCCCTGAGTCCAAAGTTGACCTAGTAGACGAACTTGCAACTGCAAACGAAGAACTAGAAGAGCAGTATAACGAAGCAGTTGCTAAAGCTATGACAATCTCAGAAGAGTTAGAAACATACAAGCGTGAAGCGATTATTCGTGAAGCGTCCAAAGATCTAGCAGAAACTCAGGTTGAAAAGCTTGCCAAACTTGCAGAAGCGATTGATTTTGAATCAGAAGAGGCATTTGCGGTGAAAATCGCAACTCTGAAAGAATCATATTTCTCTCATAAAACTGCAACATCTATTATCGCAGAAGAATCAGAAGATGATACAGCGGATGACACAGTTCATACGTCAGCGGCAATGGAAAGTTACCTAAACGCAATAAGAAAAACAACTAACAAGTAAGTTAAGGAGATCCAATTATGGAAACTTATGATCGTCTCGTAGAGAAATGGTCCCCAGTATTGAACGAAGAGTCAGCAGGTGCTATCACCGATGCTCACAAGCGTTCTGTTACTGCGGCTGTTCTAGAGAACACTGAGAAAGCTTTGCAAGAGCAAAGTTTACAAGAAGTTGCGGCTAACGCCGCTGGTGCTGGTACTGCCGCAACAGGTAATGCCGACAACTGGAACCCAATTCTGATTTCACTCGTCAGACGTGCGATGCCAAATATGATGGCATATGACGTTGCTGGTGTTCAGCCAATGTCAGGTCCAACTGGTCTGATCTTCGCAATGAAGTCGAAGTACAAAACAACTAAAGCTGGCGTATCTGTTGGTGATGAAGCACTATTCAACGAAGCCGCTGTTGGTTTCTCTGGTGACTCAGCAACAACTGCTAACGGTTCACCATCAGGTTTGGCAAGTGTAGGCGACACAGATGGCGGCGGTTCTATCGTTGACTCTGGTTCGTCATATGTTCCGGGCTTGGGCGATGCGTATACTACAGCCGAAGCTGAAGCACTTGGTGTTTCTGGCGGCGAAGCATTCGCAGAGATGGGCTTCAGCATTGAAAAAGCAACAGTGACCGCAAAGTCACGTGCTTTGAAAGCTGAGTACACTCTAGAATTAGCACAGGACTTGAAAGCAATTCATGGTCTTGACGCTGAAACAGAGTTAGCTAACATTCTGTCAACTGAGATCCTTGCGGAAATTAACCGTGAAGTAATCCGTACAATCAACAGCCAAGCCAAAATTGGCGCACGTCAAGCTAACGTTACTGTTAAAGGTATCTTTAACGTATCTACAGATGCTGATGGTCGTTGGTCTGCTGAGAAGTTCAAGGGTTTAGGTATGCAACTTGACCGTGAAGCAAACGTGATTGCAAAAGAAACTCGTAGAGGAAAAGGTAACTTCATTATCTGTTCTTCAGACGTTGCTTCTGCACTAGCCGCTTCTGGTATGTTGGACTACGCACCAGCTTTGTCAACAAACTTAAATGTTGATGACACAGGTAACACCTTCGCTGGTGTTCTGAATGGTCGTGTTCGGGTATATATTGACCCATACGCAACATCCGACTACGTAAACGTAGGCTATAAAGGTTCTAACCCATATGACGCTGGTGTATTCTATTGCCCATATGTACCTTTAACTATGGTTCGTGCCGTAGGTGAGAATGACTTCCAACCACGTATCGGGTTCAAAACTCGTTATGGCATGGCGTCAAACCCATTTGTAGGTGCCGCACCAGCCGATGGTCTAGCAACTGCACGTACTAACCAGTACTACAGAATCTTCCGTGTAGACAACATTCTCACATAGATTAATATAAAAAAAGGGGGGGATTAAACCCCCCCGAACTTAGCGCACTTTCAGATTTGATGGTGCGCTTTTTTTATGCGGCCTGTTTCATTAACCATTTGTTCATAATGTTCTCATACCACTCAGGGTTATTATCCTTCAGAACATTAACAGGTGCAGAACTTAGGGAAGTGCCAGAAGTAGCTAACGCAAATTCTTCAACAATGAACGACTCACATAGTTCTTTTATGAACTGACCTTTAGTGATAGGAGCACCCCGATGCTTGAAACGGGCAATAAACATATCAACACCACGTCCAACCATACTTGGGTGTACGTTAGGGCCATCAGGATATACTGGTCTGCCCTCATAGTCACCTTTGTATGTTAGGTAGCCGCCGTGATAATGAAACTTAGATTTATCAAACTGTGTCATGTTGTTATCCTTTCAAGAATTCCCATAATATAACCTAACCTATACTGTATTTTTTTAGGAAGGTATTGAATTAACTTAGACATGATTCGCCTTTTCTATTGCTTACATACTATTATTAACATATAAAAGAGCCTGTGTCAAGGGTATAAATACAGTTATACAGAGTTTTTTAGGAACAACTTATGCCTACATTAAACCCATCATTAGCAGTAGATACCACAACATCAGCTTCAGCGTTGAACAATGTTAACTACTTGCAACCAAATGCTTTTAAACTTACCATTGATCATAAGCATTTTCAGAACCTAGAGTTCTTTTGTCAGACTGTAATGCATCCAGCGTTGTCATCAAACCCCATAGAAGTACCTTATAAAAGAATTTCTTCTATACCCTTTGCTGGAGATAAGTTGACATTTGGTGAATTAACTGCTATGATAATAGTTGACGAAAATCTTAATGCTTATACAGAGATGTATAAATGGTTGGAAAGAACTATAGAACAACAAGATAACACACCTCTGTATAGGACAGCCTCTAAGCCACCAACGTATGCTGATATTACTCTTAACATTCTAAGCAGTAATAACAACAAGACAAGACAGATTAGATACATTGATTGTATCCCAACAAGTCTTGGCGATATGACATTAGAGTCTACAGCGGGTGACGTATCTTTCATAACATTCCCAGCATCATTTAGATTTTCTTATTTTGAATTGAAGTAACCAACGAAAGTATATTATGAAAACATTAGAAGAAGTCATTGCGGCTTGGCAAGAAGATTGTCAAATCCCTAGAAATGATTTAGCAGAGACCTCTCGTTCAACTCCAAAACATCATGCCAAGTATCTTGAAGTCTTGGCATATGCTAAGTTGCGTCTCAAGAAGACTGAGATGGATCAAAAGATTTTACTTAAGAACAAGTGGCTATACTATAATGGTAAGATGGATCAAGAAGAAATAGAGGCTCGTGGTTGGGGCTATGATCCTCTCAATGGTCTTAAGATCCTTAAGGGTGATATGAACTATTACTACGACTCTGATATAGAGATCCAAGAGTCTGAGATGAAAATAGAGTACCTAAAGACCCTTATAAATACA